GAGATAGCCAAACTTTCTTCTAAGTTTGATACATATCAAGGAAGAGCAACTGGATATCCAACAGATACATTCGACTATAATACAGCAACCCTTTTATATTTTGCCTATAAAACCGACAAAAATATAGTTTACAAGAAAAAAAGAACTACTTACGGAGGTGATAAGGTGCTAAGAAAGGACGATCAATTCAATCCACCAAGGACGGAACAAGCTAGATTTGAAAAACTATCAAAAAGAATTGACGTATGGTACGAAGGTGTACTTGTATTAGGAGCAAACAAAATGCTGAAGTGGGAACTGATGAAAAACATGGTTCGTCCAAAGAGCTCGATGCAGAGAGTTTACGCTCCATATATTGTCAGTGCGCCAAAAATGTACAAAGGGCAGATTGATTCTTTAGTTAAAAGAATGATTCCTTTTGCGGATCAAATACAACTACTTCACCTCAAGCTACAGCAAGTGGCGGCTAAGATGATACCAGATGGCGTCTATATAGACATAGATGGACTATCTTCTATTAATCTTGGTAATGGTTCAAGCTATACGCCCCAGGAGGCTTTAAATCTATACTTTCAAACTGGATCTGTTATAGGCAGAAGCTACACTGAAGAAGGAGAGTTTAATCACGGAAAGATTCCAGTACAAGAACTAACCTCTAGTGGAGCTAATGCCAAGATATCTTCTTTGATCAATATGTACAACTACAATCTGAACATGTTGAGAGGTGTAACTGGATTGAATGAAGCTAGAGATGGATCTATGCCAGATGCAAATGCACTAGTTGGTGTACAAAAGCTTGCAGCTCTAAATTCAAATACAGCTACAAGACATATTCTTAAGTCAGGAGTTTACATAACTCAAAGACTAGCAGAATGCATAAGCTATAGACTGTCAGATCTTCTGGAATATTCTGAAATGAAAGAGGACTTTGCAAAGAATATTGGAAAGCATAGTGTTGACATACTTGATGAAATCAGAGAGTTACACTTATATGACTTTGGAATATTTATAGAGCTACATCCAGATGAAGAGGAAAGGCAAATATTAGAAAGTAATATTCAGACTTCATTGTCTGCTGGAAAGATTGATATAGATGACGCTATAGATATAAGGAGTGTCAAAAATGTTAAGATAGCTTCACAGCTACTTAAGGTAAGAAAAAGAAGAAAAGAAAAGCTTGATAATAAGAGGCAACAAGAAAACATTGCTCTACAAGCAGAAGCAAATCAACAAGCTGCTCTAGCTGCTGAACAAGGTAAACAACAAACCGCATTGACAAAAGCTGAAGCAGAAGCTAAAATAAAGCAATTAGAGAGCGAATTAGAGATCAAGCGAATGCAACAAGAGTTTTATTTGAAATCTGAGCTTATAAAGCTTCAGAAGGGCATTGAGAGCCAAATAAAACAAGGCGAATTAAACGCACAATTAGATAAAGAAAAATACAAGGAGGACAGAAAGGATAAAAGAACGGCAAAACAAGCCTCCCAGCAATCTAAATTAATACAGCAAAGAAAGCAAGATTTAGACCCAATTGACTTTGACGGTCAAGATTCATTAGGGTCTGGAATTGAGGGAATTGTTGGTATTGATTAATTTAATAATTTTGCCGTATAATTTAATTTAATTTACACATATGGAATGGAAAGTTAGGGCTTTGGATGACGAAGGTAATCCAATAGAGCCGAAACAAAAAGAAGAGGTAGCACAGGAAAAAGAACAAGTGCAAGACCCAAAAGAAGTAGAAGTACAAGAAGAACAAGTTAAAACAGAAGATAATGGCGTATCACAGCAAGAAGAAGAAAGTAATGGCCAAGCCGAAGAGCAAGCCAAAGAAGAAAAAGTAGTAGAAGAAAAACCATACGAGCTAGACGATAGCAGTATATTAAGCTACTTAAAAGATAGACACAATAAAGAATACGAAAGTATTGATGTTCTTTTAAATAATGATAAACAAGAGCAGTCTGCTCCGCTTCCTGAAGATATCCAAAAGTTTATGGATTATAAGAAGGAAACTGGCAGATCTTTTGAGGACTACGCAAACTTACAGAAAGACTGGAGTGGCGTAGATGATCAATCGGTTATGAGGGAGTATTATTCTCAAACAAAACCGCATTTAGATTCGTCAGAGATTGATTACTTATTGTCTGAAAACTACAGTTATGACACTGAGGTAGATGATGAAAAAGAAGTCAAGGCAAAACAGATTGCTTATAAAGAAGAATTGTACAAGGCTAGACAACACTTTGAAAGTCTTAAGGAAAAATACAAAGCTCCACTTGAGTCAAGGGAGCCTGAAGTTCCAAAAGATTACAAAGAGGCTCTAGACTTTTATAATAAATATAGAGAAGATTCTAAAGAGGGAGAAAAACTTCAGCAGGAACGGTCTCGCATCTTTCAAGAAAAAACAAATCAACTATTCTCTGATGAGTTCAAAGGTTTTGAGTTCAACGCAGGAGATAAGAAGAGAGTTTTTAAGCCATCTGACGTATCAAAAGTTAAAGAGTCACAATCTGACATTAATAACTTTTTTAGTCAGCATTTAGATGATAATGGTGTCGTGAAAGATATCCAACAGTACCATAAAGCTTTATTCGCTGCACAGAATGCGGATGCAATATATAAAAGCGCATATGAGCAGGGAGTTGCTGATGCTACTGAGGGTATAGTAAAAGAGACTAAGAACATTGACATGAGTGTTAGAAATAACGTTCAAACAGAAAAAGACGGAACGAAGTTTAGAGTTATTCCCACAGAAGATGATTTCTCGTTTAAAATTAGAAAACGATAAATAACTTTTAAAAATTTAAAAAATGAGTTTAGCAATGACTGGAGTTGGTGGTGCATTAACCCCCGCTCCAACTAAATCAACCCTTTCTGGAAACTATCTTGGGTCCAGCATTGAGTTTACATCTCAATATTTACCCGATGTTTACGAAAAGGAGTTCGAAAAGTACGGTAACAGAAGCGTATCATCATTCTTAAGAATGGTTGGCGCTGAGATGCCTTTTGCTTCTGATGTTATTCAGTGGGCAGAGCAAGGACGTCTTCACCTAGCTGTTACTGGTGCTACCAGATCTGGTGATGTAATCACCTCAACTGCCCATCCTTTTAGAGTAGGTCAAACTGTTGTAGTAGTTGATGCAAATGGCGATCAAGATAAAGCGATCATCACAGCTGTGAATTCTAATGGAAATGAATTTACAGTAGCTTCATATACAGGCGCTAATATTGCCGCTGCTGTAGCTACTTCAGGTCTTAAAGTATTTGCTTACGGTTCTGAATTTAGAAAAGGAACTAGCGGTATGGAAGGATCTGTAGATGCTCCAAAAGATATCTTGACAAACAATCCTATTATCATTAAAGACTCTTTCGAAGTGAGTGGGTCTGACATGGCTCAAATAGGATGGATCGAGGTAACTACTGAGAATGGTGCTACTGGATACTTGTGGTACTTAAAATCTGAGCATGAAACAAGACTTAGATTTGAAGACTACATGGAGCTTTCTTTAATTGAAGGTGTTCCAGCTGCTTCTGGATCAGGTGCTGAAACTGCTACATTCAAAGGAACCAAAGGTTTATTCCATGAACTAGAAAACAGAGGAAATATTGGAACTGGAACTTTCGCTACTAAAGCAGATATTGAAGAAATTATCAAAGTTTTAGATAAAGAAGGTGCTGTTCAAGAAAACGTTTTGTTTGTAAACAGAGCAACTTCTTTTGATATTGACGATGTATTAGCTGCTCAGAACAATAGTGGAGCCTCTACTAGTTCTTTCGGTTTGTTTGACAATAGCGAAGAAATGGCTATAAGCCTTGGATTCAAAGGGTTTAACTTAGGATATGATTTCTATAAGTCTGATTGGAAATATTTGAACGATCCAACAACTGGTGGCTTAACATCAGCTGTTAATGGCGTTCTTGTGCCTGCTGGTACAACAACTATTTACGATCAAATTTTAGGTAAAAACGCTGTAAGACCTTTCTTACATGTAAAATATCGTAAGTCTGAAGCTGAAGATAGAAAGTATAAGTCTTGGGTTGTAGGATCAGCTGGACCAGCTGGAATGTCTAGCAGCCTTGACGCAATGCAAGTACACTTCTTATCAGAAAGAGCTCTTTGTGTTCACGGAGCAAACAACTTCATGTTGTTTAAATAGTATTTATAAAGGGGATGGGGTTTCCTGTCCCCTTTTTTTTAATTTAATTAAATTTTAATAAAATGGCAAAAAAGACTACGGCTACCCAGCCAAAATGGGAAATAAAAGAAAGAATATATATTCTTAAAGGAGGAGCAACACCAGTTAATTTTATACTACGCTCCAGACATCACAGAAACAAACCTTTACAATATTTTGATGGAGTCATGAGTAGATCTCTTAGGTATGCTACTAACCAAACTTCATTATTTGAAGATGAGCAATACGGAGACGTTACTTTAGATGCAATAATATTCCGAGACGGAAAGCTTATTGTTCCAAGAGAAAACACACTGCTTCAACAATTGTTATCTATATATCATCCAGACTTAGGTAAGGTATATGAAGAGTTTGACCCAAACAAAAAAGCGGAGGTTGAAATTGCGTCTGAAGAAGAAAAGCTTGACGCCCAAAACTTAGTTAGAGATATGGATATTGAAGATCTTGAGGCTATCGCTAGGGTTGCTCTTGAAGGGAATATATCTGATATGACGTCTAAAGAGATAAAGAGAGATATGCTTGTTCATGCAAGAAGAAATCCTAAAGAAATTATGGATCTTGCTAGCGATGAGAATATAAAGCTTAGAAACTTAGCCGTTCGTGCAGTTGAGTCTGGAATCATATTTATAAAGGACGATCAAAGGACTGTATGTTGGAATAATAAAGACAAAGACAAGATTGTAACTATTCCTTATGGAGAGAATGTTTATTCAGGATTAGCTGCATACTTTAAGACAGACGAAGGTTTGGACGTAATGCAGGGGATCGCAAACAAGATTTAGGCATAACTTCTTTTACTGGAACTGTCAGAGGGGCTGAAATAAGGCTCCTCTTTTTTTTGTATTTTTGTAAAAACATTTGAGATGATAAACCATGTAAGAAAAACCGTTCTTACGGTCCTAAACAAAGAGAACAGAGGTTTCCTTACTCCTGATCAATTTAACTCTTATGCAAAGCACGCACAGCTTTTATTGTTTGAGCAATACTTTTCTGAGTATGCTAGACTCAATACACTAAAAAATGCTAAGAGGCTTTCTAAGGACTATGGAGATAGATTAAGCGTGATTAGGGCTGCAATGAATAGGTTTAATAAGGTATCTACTATATCTCAAACCTCTGGCTACTATGTAAAGCCAACAGATATGTATCATCATCTGAATATATCTTACTCTGGTAAGGAGGTTGAATATGTATCGCCTTCTAGAGAAACGTATTTAACACTATCGAGCATGTCTGGGCCAAGCGAAACATATCCTGGATATTGTGATGAAAATGATTATTTTTATTTAAAACCAAGCACATTGACTGGTGATATTAAGTTGATATACTTGAGAACACCTAAAGATCCTAAGTGGACTTATAATATGAGCTTGACTGGAGAAGACCCTTTATTTAATCCGAGCGCTTCGGACTATCAAGATTTTGAACTTGGACCAGAAGAGCAAACAAACTTGATTATAGAGATACTAAAATTAGCTGGTGTAACAATTAGAGAGCCTCAAATTACTCAAGTTGCTGCTCAGGCAGATGCAGTAGAGACTCAAAAAGAAAACGTATAATAAATGGCACTTACAGATAAGCAATATTATGATAATAGTTCTAACTGGGGAGGTCACCAGTTTGTAAAGCTATCAGAAATTATAAATAACTTCTATGCTTTTTATGTGGGTGATGATAAGGTTATAAATGACGTTAGCAGATACGATGTAGTCTTCCACGCTAAAAGAGGTCTACAGGAGCTTCACTATGACGCTTTAAACGACATCAGAGCGCTTGAGCTAGAGGTTGGCCCAGACTTGCAGACAGAGCTACCTAAAGACTTTGTGAGGCTTGTAAAAATCTCTTGGGTTGACCAAAGAGGTAGACTAAGGCCAATGATTTCAGACAAAACCACTAGAACGGCTGAAGCCTTTTTGCAAGACAATGATTTTGATATTATATTTGATGATCAAGGAAATGCCATAAGGGGAACATCAATAATAGACACTAGGCTTTCTGGCGTAAATGACCAGGAGTCAGACGCAAATGACTATTTAAATAAAGCAGATGAGTTTTTTGGAGGTAGATATGGACTTGACACCTCTTCATCTAACGTAAATGGAAAGTACAATGTAGATAAAAACGCTGGTTATATAAGATTTAGCTCTAGCGTTAAAGCAAGGACTGTGGTTGTAGAATATGTAACTGACGGACTTGATAATCTTACAGAAACAGAACTACAAGTAAATAAGCTGGCTGAAGACTTTTTATATAAATACATAGCAAATCAAATAATTCAATACAAGCATAACGTTCAAGAGTACATCGTTAGAAGATTTAAGAACGAGGCTTTTGCTGCCATGAAGAATATGAAAATAAGAATGATGGATATACATCCTCTTGACTTAACTCAAGCTCTGAAAGGCAGAAATAAGTGGATTAAATAATGAAATTAAAAAATCTTTTTACATCTGGAAAGATGAACAAGGATCTCGATGAGAGACTTGTACCTAAAGGAGAGTATCGTGACGCACTAAATGTTCGTGTAGCAAACTCAACTGGATCTAATGTTGGAGCAATAGAAAACTCTTTATCAAACGTAAAAAAGAGTGCGCTTGACTTTGGATCTGGAGCAAAGTGTATTGGAGCTGCTGATGACGATGAAGCAAACAGGGTTTATTGGTTTGTAAAATCAGACGTAGGTAGCTATGTAGCTGAGTATGATTCAGTTACAGACCAAGCTTACTTTGTGTTAAAGGACACCAGAACTAATAGTGTCTTAAACTTTCAGTTTTCTCACATGATTCAAGCGAATGTTCTGACAGACGCTGATAACGAAAAAAAGTTTTT